GCCGATGGACCTCCGTCAGCAGCGGCCGGATCGTCCGGTCCGCGATATTCCAGTAGAGCTTCCCGTCCTGGAGGCTCTCTTTTTTCAGCTCTCTTGCCAGCGCGTTCCCGGCGTGGGTGCCGAGCCTCCCGGCGTAGACGGAGGCCTCCTCGCTCGTGGCCGTCCCGTCCTTCACCCGGCGGAGAAAGCTCCGGATCCATACGTCGGTGCTTGCGCTGCGGTTGAAATCCCGGGAGATCCGCTCCCACAGCTCCGGCACGGCGTCAGTCATTCTGGCCTCCCCGGATTCCGGTCAGATCGCGGAGCCCGTCCGCGTTGAAAAAGCCGGGGATCGCCTGATTGATCTTGACCGCGCCGTCGCCGATGAGCGACAGCATGGCCGCGTCCGGCTCGAAGATCGGCTCCCAGACGGGCTGCGTCTCCCCGAGGATCGTCCGCCTGTAGGGATAGCTGTCCCGGAGGCACGCCGCCAGATATCCGGCGTTCAGAAAGCCGCTGCCGAACGTGCGCTGCGCCTTCCGCGCCGTCAGGCGCAGGCTCTCATGCGTGCTGCGTATCGCCTCGGCGCTGCTCGGGTTTGCGCTCGGGAAGCCGAGATCGTCAAGCGTCAGCCCGACCTCGCCGCCGAAGAGGGAAGCGAACATGCGCAGCTGCTCGATGTGCGGCTGCATGCTCTGCTGGCTGAACTGCCCGACCGTCGGGCGGTCGCCGCCCTCGTCCTTGGTAAACGTCAGCATGGAGGACATGGCGGCCTTCCAGGTATCCATGGTCTCGGCGTCCGGAGAAAGCCCCGTGATGTACTTCTGCGGGAAGGAGTAAAACTCCGCGGAGATCTCGCCGCGCTTGACCGTGCGTATGGCGCTGTCCACCAGCGACATGCACGCGCGGGAGATCCGGCTGTGTCCGAATGGCCGGACCGCGTCCGGCCGGAAGATGATCGGCGCGAGCAGCGGGTACGGCACGGAGCTTTTGAAGCTCTCCGGCGGCCTTCCCCTCCGGAGGATCTGCGTTTCGCCGGGGACAAAATACGCCTCCGTCACCGCGCGCCCGTCCTTTGTCTCGAGAACGGCGTACCCTTCGGTGAGCAGGTTCGTGACGGGGTCAATGATGCCGGTCGCGTGGCCGCCGTCGATCACCTGCATCCGGGGATCGCCGTTCGCCCCGGCACTGATGTAGATAAAGCTGCACGAGGAGATCAGCGCGCCGAGAATGGCCGAGTCGAACAGAATGTCCGGGTTGTTCTGCCGGTAGATCTCGTTCATGCCGAACGTGTCGTTCCGGAATTCCCGGAACATCATCCGGTCTGCCAGGGAGTCCACGGCCTTGCCGCACCAGCCGAGCGTGGAATTGAGGCACGCAAGCTCCGGCGGCGTGGAAATTCCGAAGTCCCGGACGGAAAATTTCATCTCGTAGTAGCGGTATCGGGTGCGGATTCTGCCTTGTTTTAGGGCAAGTTTGTTGCGGAGAAATCCGATCCCGCGCAGATTTTCACCATTCATATCGCACGTCCTTATTTAACTTTTTGTCTGCGGGCTTCCGCCCGGAAAAATTTCCGTCAACCTCGTGTTTTTTCCCACAGTACGGGCAGGGAGGTCGCCGTCCGGCGGTCAGGGGGAGGTATCCCCCCGGTAATTTCCCCAATCGACATGCTGCGGCAAATTTCGGTTGGAAACGCTCGGACCGGCCTGCCAGGGGCGGGGCGGGGCGGCGGTCAGCCTGTCCGACTTCGCGTGATTGCAGCACCAGTGCGTCAGCTGGAGGTTGTCGATATCGCTCGGATGCCCGCCGCGGGAGATGGGGATAATGTGATCGACGCTTGGCGCCATAGGGTCGGGGTACTTGAGCGACTTATCGACGGGCCGGCCGCATATGCCGCAGACCTCCCCGGCCATAATGACGCGGCGGGCATTTTTGAGATAGGCGGTCCGTGTTTCTCCGACGTGGTCGGCCCTTTGTTTACTGCTCATAAATCCTCCGCGGGCGAAAAAAGAGCCAGGGCCAGCGTGACCGCATCAAAGCGGATCATGCTGGCCCTGGCTCTTAAAGCACTGGCCCTGTTTAAGCACAAGCGGTATATCGTTTTTGCATCGGCGGCAATGGATGTAAACGAGCTCGGCGGTCTCATCCGGACGGACGAGCTTGAGCCGGCCGTTGCCGCAGATCGGACAGGCAGCCCACCCGTCCTTTACTCTGATGATTCTATCAGATTTCCTGTACTCCGTCAATGCGATCACACTCTTTATCCTTAAAATAATATGTGTTTCAAGGCAGAAAAAATAAATAAAAAAGGTCAGCGCGGCCGGCGTCGGCGGCGTGCGGGCCTGGGCGCGGCGAGGTGAGCCTCAATGCGGAACTTGATAACGCGATAGCTTGCCCACTCGGTCTTTTTGCACTCGTCGATATAGATCCGGCAGCCCTCGGGCGGCGTAAGCTCGAAATCGTCGGGCACGACGGCGGTCTCGATCTCCGGTCGGACGGCGTTGCGCGTGCAGCTCCAGCCGTGCAGGCCGGGGCGGGTCTCATACTCCTGACACTCGCGCAGCTCCTTGGTCATGTAGTGCGCGACGGCGCGGTAATAGTTGTCCGGCTCCTCGGCGTCGTCGCGCTCCCACGCGGGCGGCGGCTCGTGCGGCTCCGGCCGGCCGAGACGGCGGATCTCTATATCGGAGCCGTAGATCCAGCACCGCCGGAGCATGTCAAAATCTCTGCCGGTGCTGTCGAGCACGATGTGCTGATGCCACCGGCCGGACGCGCTCGTGAGGATCTCCGGCGCCCAGAAGACGACCGGCTCCGGCAGACCGGCGGCGGCGCGCGCGGCGCGCAGCTTCTTGAGAAAGTACTTGAAGCGCGCCTGCGCCTCCTTCCGGCTCTTCGGCATGTGCGCGTCGTCGTGGGTGAGCGTAACGACCAGCGCGCTGCCCGGCGTCGGGAAGTTGGCGCTGAGCATCAGCTCAAGCTTCTGCGCGCTGTAGATCTGATTCATGCGCCGCTGTGCGGCGGAGCTGGCGCGGTGCTTGGCGGCGCGCTGCCGCTCGGAATCGCGCGCCCGGCCTCGGTCATAAACGGCGGCGAGCTGGATGCCGCCGGCGTCGATATACTTTAATGTTTTGGCCACAGACGTGATCTCCATCAACAGATTTCAGACCGTGGCCCTACAGGCTCTCGTCCTCCGGATGCAAAAAGGACGCGCCCGCAGCGCGTCCAACACTTTTGAATTATCGAAAAAGCCTTGAAAATTCAGGGAAAACTCTTGACATTTACCCGTTATCGGTATATAATGATAATCACAGAGGAGGTGAAAAGGTGGGCAAACACGAGAGGCCGAAGAAGTCCGCCAGACAAATCGACTGGCTGACGATCCTGATCGGGATGCTGGCGGACTTAATCACCGGGACGATCCTTCTGATCCTTGCAAAGATCGTGAAGTGATCGCCGGGGAGGCGAGGAGATCGCCTCCCCCTTCTCAAACTAACAGAGGCATGCGGAAAAGTCAAGTCGAAAGGAGTTTGAAAAATGAAAGGCGTATTAACGTTTCTCGGAATCTTCTTCATTTGCGCGGGCCTTGTCAAAGGAATCGCAGCGCTCATCGCGTGGAGGCGCTCGCGCCGTGGGTGAACTGCTGAGCGTAGCGCAGTGGGCGGAGCGCTACGGCAAGGACGAGCGCAACGCCCGGCGCCTGATCGCCGAGGGCCGCCTCGCCGCCGTCCGTATCGGCGGACGCTGGGCGATCGACAGCGACACCCAGCCGCCGCCGGACGCGCGCGTCAAAAGCGGCAAATACAGGGACTGGCGAAAAAAGCCAGTAGGGGAGCCGGAGCAGTAATGCTTCGGCTTTTCCCATCGGCGTGGGGTTTGTTTGAAAAAAGGGCGAGGCCGAGTTGCACGGCCTTCAGTCGGGCAAGAGGAGTCTGCCGCGAGCGAAACGGCAGAAGGAAAGGAACCCGACGCGCGGCTCGCCGCCCCGTGTATGGAAAGGACGCGCTCACAGCGCGTCCTTCTCTTTTCTGTTTTTGATAGCGTCGATAAAATCTTCTATCGCTTTCAGCATGCACTCACCTCCGATCGCGCCGCGCCCAGTCGGTGAGGATGTTTTCCTCCTCGGCGAGCGCGGAGACGATGTCGCTCTCTCGCAGCCGCCCGGCGCGCAGACTCTCCAGCACGCTGTGGATCTCGTCGCGCACGGCCCTGATCTGCGGCGGCGTCGGATGCAGCACCGAGCACATCGCCCAGAGAAACACGATGAGATGCCGGTTGCCGAGCTGCGTCGCGCTCTGGCGCCGCGTGTTGTTCTTTGACTTGCTGCTCAAATCTCCGCCTCCTTAACGATCTGGCGGACGAGCCGCTCGCCCTTGCGGGTGATGCTGATGAACTCCTCGCCGCGCACGCCGACGAACGCGACCGGCCCGACGAACTGCATCCGGAGGATCGAGGCGCTCGGCGAAAGGCCGCGGATCCGCCCCTCCTCGTTGCATACGATGGCAAGGTCCTCCGTGACCGTGACGCACTCGATCGGCCCGTCGACAAGCTCCTGCATCGACCGGAGCGTGTTCTCCACGACCTCGGCCCGCAGCGGCAGCCCCGGGCGCTTGACGAGCACACGCAGAAACGGATCATATGCTTTCCTCATTCCTCACTCACCTCCCACGGAAACGGCGGCAGCGGCAGCCACCACATAAAGCTCTTGACCTCCTGCGCGCCGTAATGCGCGATTTCGTCGCAAAACTGTCCGTCCCGATAGCGGACGATGTTCGGCATGGCCGGGCAGTTGGGATCGAGCAGCAGCACAAGCTGTCCCTCCTCCGGCTCATCCACGAGGCAGCGCCGCCACGCAAGGCTCCCCGCCTCTGAGCCTCCCTTGTGTAAAGGGAGGTGGCGCGCAGCGCCGGAGGGATTGTCGTCCCCAAAGGCTCCCTCCCCGAGGGAGCTGGCAGCGGCTCCGCCGCTGACTGAGGGAGTTGCTTCCCCGCCTGTGTCCGATTTGGACACACCCTCGCAGAACGCCGCGGCCTCCTTGATGGACATGCCGGCGGGGTTGCCGTAGCCGCAGCGCATGTACTCGTCCCACGCCTCCTTCTGCCGTTCCTTCGGCAGTTTGGAAAGCTCGTAGGCGACGGACTCGTTCAGCCGTCCCTCGCGCCACGCCTTGGCAAAGCGCACCTCCGTGAGATTGTTCCCGATCGCCTCCAGCCGCGCGAGCTTGCTCGCGCTCATCTGCATTTCCTCGGCGACAAGATCGCGGATGCGCCCCGGCAGCTCCGCGCCGCCCTCGCGCATGGCGACGAGCGCCTTCTTGAGCCGCAGCGCCTGCTCGGCCTTCTCCCAGTTGGAGAGCACGCGCCCGGTGCTGTTCGCGTGGATGAGCATCACCGTCTCGCGGTTCGCGTCGTGCGGGTCGGGGTAAACGATGCACGGCACCTCCGCCCACTTTTCAAAGCCGCTCTTCTCGTAGAGCAGCCGCAGCGCCTTGTAGCGCCGGTGCCCGGAGAAGATGACATAGTGTCCCGTGCCCTGGCCGCGGCGGAAAACGCACAGCGGCTCGAGCAGCCCGTTGAGCTCAATGCTGTCGGCGAGGTCTTCAAAATTGGAGGTGTCGTAAAAGTTGCCGCCGTTCGGCCGCAGCTCGTCGATGGGCAGCATCGTGATGCGCGGCGTGTCCGAATTGGACACCGCCTCCATCTCCGGCACGAGCGCGGCAAGGTTGAATTTCTTAGCCACGGCACTCCCCCCAATCGGCGAGCAGCTCGCAGCACAAGCACTCATAATCCAGCGCGGCGGCGGCGCGCGGCGCGTACTGGCGCAGCGGCTGCCGGGCGAACGTCGCCTCCTGCACCTTGCAGGAGCGGCGGATGACGGTGTGCAGCACCGGCAGATCGAGCCGCCGCACGGCGTCCTCGCCCTGCATGCAAACGCTCGTGCGCTGCCACATGGTCACGAGCACCCCGCGCACACGGAGCGCCGGGTTGACCGTCGCGAGATTTTCGACCTGCTGCACGATCTCCTGCGCCCCGCCGATGGCGAAGGCGTCCACCGTCACCGGCAGGATGACCTCGTCCGCCGCCACCAGAGCGGCGATGCTCGCCGCCGTGAAGCTCGGCGGGCAGTCGATCAGACACACGTCAAAATCGTCCGCCACCGCCTCGCAGAGATCGCGCACCGTCCGCAGGGAGATGCCCTTCTGGATGGCCTCGATGTCGATCTCGCAGAGCGAGAGATCGCTCGGCACGCAGCCAAACCCCGCGCCGAGCCGCTGCACGGCGATCTCCGCCTCGCACACGCGCCCGGCCAAAAGGTCGGTGATGGTCGTTCCCTCGGCGCTCGCGCCGAGAAAGTCGGTCAGATTGTGCTGCGGATCGGCGTCGATGCAGAGCA